CGGCGTAAACCTGTAGTAAATGCTAGCTTAAACAGGGCGTGCCATTCGACATCATTGATTTGCTCGAGGAAGGTTTCAACCTCTTCTTTAGATAGCGTTACCATTTCACGTTTACGCTCTTGTTTGGGCTTTTTAACTAATGTGGCCACGTTCTTCGAGAGTATCTCATCCATGACGGCCTGCTTTAGGATAGCTCTTAGAACGGTTAGCGTGTAACTGATAGTCCGAGCTGATAAATGACTCATGCTATCCATAAGTGCTCTTACGTTTAATGCTGATAGCTCGACCAATCGTATCGAGCCTATAAAAGGTACAATATAGGTTTTAATAATATATTGGTAAGAGGAGAGGGTATTCTGTGAAACCGTATCCGTTTTAAGTCGGATCCAATACTCGCACCAGCGCTCGATTGTAATCGTGTTATCGTAGTTAGCACATTGTGCTAGCGACTCAACGTAAGCATCACGTTCGGCAATAGCAGCTTTCTTGGTAGTGCCGTAAAAGTATTTACGCTTACCGTTTATCATCTTTGACACTTGATAGCGTCCGTCCTCTCGTTTTTTAGCCATAAAAATAACCTCCTTGGCTTAAATTTGAGTATAAGAAATACGCCTTAGAGGTTTTATGTGATATAATGATATTGGAGTAAAAATGAAATACCTCTAAGGTATGTAGTTTTTAGTGGCCCTCACTGCGGTGAGGGCTTATTTTTTTTACCTAAAAGACAGAATCTAGTACATTGTCATACCAGTGCTTTTTCTTTTTAGGCTGTTGCATTTCTTCAGATGGTTCCTGGTGTATCTCATGATCGGCTTGCCATTTTGCTAGTGCATTTTTAGTACCTTCATCGACTTTGTGTAAGTCGTCCATTTCTTTTTGTGTCATACTAATAGTGCGTTCGAGATATTCCTGTTCGTCTAGTAATTCCGTGCTTCCGTCATCGTAATGTACTAGTACCTTAGGACCGTCTAACGCCTTGAATTCATCGTGAGATACCTCAGTTCTAGCGAACCCCGTAACTGTAACTAAGGCAAGCATAGTAGTAATTAATAAAGTCTTTTTCATGTTAACATCTCCCTATGTTAAATAATATGATGATAAAAGTCGATTCCGTTAATGTCTCCATCTTCAATCTGAGACATTCTAACCATACGTTCGACTAAATTAACGTGATGATCTACATAAAAGTCATCACGAATAATATGACTTAACTCATGCTTTATTTCCTCCCTCATGCGTTCATGGGGAAGATTTTTATTAATGTAGATATTATGAGTGTCTACATCTTCTGATTCCTCAGAAACTGCTTTAGCATTTGGTAAGTCACAATAGATAAGGTTAATAACCAATACTACCACTCTCCCTTGTGTGTATTACTTATGTTTAGATTTTAAGAACTCTATGTATTTGACTGTTTCTTCCATCTCCTCTTTAGTGATATCTTTAGCAGCAGAGAAGAGCATACGAGCCCCTGGACGTGTGCGTAGATATTCGGCAAATTCGGCTGCTTCACGGTCGGTGTAATAGCCGTCTGTATATTTCTCTACTAGTTCAGATTTAGGAACGCCAAAATAGTTTGCCAATAGTTCAATTTTATCGATTCTAGGATATGTATTCCCCTTTACCCAATCGGTAAACGTAGTATATTTTAACCCTAAATCAGCGCATATTTTATTGCGATCAATTCCGCGGCTATCCATTAGTCGTTGAATATTCTCAGCCATAATAGCCTTGTTACCTAAATCACCCATAATAACCTCTCAAAATATGGAATATATTAATTAATACACCTATATATTACGATATTTTCGTAATAAAATCAATATTTTACGGAAATTTTACGATAGTTTAAGTTTAGTTTATGGACATTACGGATAAACCGTAGTAGAATGATGACTGTAAACAAGATGTGATTATCGAGAAAGGAGGTAGCTTATGAAGTATACATTAAAGATGTTACGAGCTTCAAAAAACTGGTCTCAACTTAAGGCATCTAAAGCGATCGGAGTATCTGTTGATACTTGGGGAAATTGGGAGCGCAAACGCTCTTTCCCTGATGTTCCTCACATAAAAAAGATACAAGAAGTATTTGGTGTAACGTATGACGACATTATTTTTTTATAGTTAATTACGGTTAAACCGTTACGGAGGATAGGTTATGAAAGAATTCGTAATCAGAATGTTCGGCGAATCCATTACGGAACGCATGAATGAGTTAGGCATGACTAAGACGGCGCTGATCAAACAAGCTGAAATCTCGATGGATACATTAAACCGAGCTATCAAGGGCAAGTCAGTGCAAATGTCGACAGTCGTTGGTATCTGCTATGCGTTGTGTGTCGATGATAACGAAAGTCACGACTTTTGGGAAACCGATTACTACAACCCTAAATTAGATAGGAGGTAGCTATGAATAAAGAATCACTCTATGAATTATGTTCGGTATGCTTATGGATTTTAGCAATAGGTATATTCTCTAGCATAAGCATATTCATCTTGATATGGATGCTCCGATTGGCATGTGGTTGGTAGGAGTAAGTTATGAATAAGATGTGTATCACAGTAGCGGAGGCTGCGGAGCTTGCTAGCGTACCACAAGCCGTTATCCGAGAATGGGCGCAAGATTTTGACTTCCCGTCTATGAAAATCGGTAAGCGTGGAGGTAAACGCCTTATCCACGTTGATTCATTTAATGCTTGGCTTGCTAAACGATGCCAGGCACGAATAGGAGAGTAGACATGATGAAAGTAGTTTATGTGCTTCGCATTATTGCAGCCATATTAGTAGTAGGAACTGTCGGTTCTATCGAAATAGACCGCATTGATTTATGGACTGGTATGTGCCAAGGGTTACTAGGTATCACTCTTTGGTTACTCACTGGATACTGGATTGAGGAGCTAAAAGAGTATGAACGATAAACGATGTTCCTTCTGTAATAAAAGGATTAAAAGTCCTTACACAAATTGGTCGTACCTGACAGGTGAGCCCCGTATCGTGTGCGATAACTGTAAAGACATACACCCGTGTGTAAATAGAATAACACGTTTATCCAAACGTGCCTAGTGAAAGGAGGTGAGGACATTGCGAGACTGTACAACGTGCCCTAATAGAGATTACTGCATTCCTGATGAGTGCGAGCACTTGGGCACAAAAAAAAAGCACCCAAAAGCACGGCAATGCTAAAGGGCGCATAGAAAAATATCCATTTAAAGTATATCACATAGTTAAACCGAAAGGGAATAGAACAATGATCGAGTTAAAAATCACAGTTGATAAAGCAGTTGAATTAGAACAAGAAGTGAAAGACCTATATCAATCTATTGTAGGTGCTCCAGTTAAAGAAGAAACACCTACTAAGAAGGAAGCTCCTAAGAAAGCTGAACCAGTTAAAGAAGAAGCTCCTGAACCTGTTAAAGAAGCACCAGCTCCTAAGGAAGAAGAACCCGCACCTACAGTAGAACCTGAAAAAGAAGTACCGAGCCTTGAAGCAACTCGTGAAGCAGTAAAAGACGTAATGGCAAAAGCCGACGATAAAACGAAAGCTAAAGGCGAATTCAAAGCCTTCTTAGATAGTATCGGCGCTGAAAAGGTAACATCTGCTACCGATGAACAACGTATTCAAATTATGGAATGGGTGAAGAGTCGTGGCTAAGAAACACGCTTTACTGGGCGCATCTAGTAGCGCCAGGTGGCTAGTATGTACTCCTTCAGCAAGACTAGAAGCGATGTTCCCTGATGAACAATCGCCGTATGCTGCGGAAGGTACTGTAGCACACGACCTGGCAGAAGCAATTCTTCGGCATAAGCTAGAAGGCAAAAAAGCCCCTAAGCTAGATGACTACTCTACTGAAATGGTAGAAGCGGTTAATCGATATGTCGATATTTGCGAAGAAAAGGTAAACGAAGCGAGAGCACGTTCATCTGATGCGGAAGCCATGATTGAAGCACGGCTCGACTTCTCTAGATGGGTACCGGAAGGCTTCGGCACCGGTGACATGGTAATCGTAGCCGATGGCATCCTGGAAGTGATTGACCTGAAGTATGGCAAAGGTGTTCCTGTTAGCGCCGTTGAAAATACGCAAATGCGACTCTACGCATTAGGTGCTTACGACGTTAACGAGTTCTTGTATGATGTAAAAACGGTTCGTATGACGATCGTTCAACCAAGACTTGATAGTGTGTCTACCGACGAAATGTCACTTGAAGAACTTCTTGATTGGGGCGAAGATATCAAACCAATCGCACAACGTGCCTGGGAAGGTATCGGCGAATGTACACCTTGCGATTACTGTAACTTCTGTAAAGCACGGCACACCTGCCGAGCATTAGCAGATACTTGCCTTGCTACCTTCTATAAGAATGGCGGTAAGCTCAATCAATTACTTACTGACAGTGAAGTATCCGACATCCTTGCGATGAAAGACTTAATCACGAAATGGATTAAAGGTGTTTACGATTTCGCGTACGAGAAAGCTTTATCGGGTGAAAAGCAATGGCCTGGATATAAATTAGTGGAAGGTACATCAAGACGTACAATTACGGATCCAGAAGCTGCAGCTAAAACATTACTCGATAACGGCTACAAAGAAGAGGAAATCTTCAAGCCTCGAGAACTCGAAGGTATCACTAACCTGCAAAAGGTACTTGGCAAAAAGGGCGTTGCCGAATACTTAGAAGCATATATCGAAAAGCCGGAGGGCAAGCCTACGCTTGTACCGGAAAGCGATAAACGCCCAGCAATTAATACAGTTGAAACAATGATGAATGAATTTGAAGATGAGGTATAAGAGATGAAGAAAACATTAACAACAGCACTAGCAATTTCCGCGTTAGCAGTAAACGTAGTTGGCGCAACTAGTAATAACACAGTAGGTGGTACAGATAATACTATCTCCGCAACATCTACAAGCTCCGCAGTATGGGGCTTCCAAAACAACATCGACGCTAATAATGCGTTAGCGTTCGGTACAAATAATACTGTAACTGGTGAAAATGGCTTCGCCGGTGGTAATAATGCTACGGCAGCAGGTCGAAATAGCTTCGCATTCGGTTCCCACGCTGAAAGCCTAGTGGAATACACTGTGGCAATCGGCAATCAAGCTCGCGTGTCTAGCTACGACAGTGTAGCTATTGGCAATGGCGCTTTCGTATCCGGTGAATCTTCTGTAGTATTAGGCAGAACTAATAATGTTACAGGTGCTGACACTGTGGTTGTCGGCGCTAACAATGGCACAGTGGCTGGCGGGCAATCCGCCGTAGTCGGCTACAATAATAAAATTGGCGCAGACAAAGAGCAATTAGTGTTCGGTTCTAATTCTGAATCTAATGGTCAAGGTGCTCTTACATTTGGCACCCATGCCAAATCCTTAGCCACTGACGCCGTTGCATTCGGTAACAATACGATTGCTGATAAAGCAAATTCTGTAGCAATCGGCACTAACAGCGTTACAGATAACGCCATTGGTGTTGACGGCATCACGATTAATGGCACACGCCATATCTTTGCCGGAGAACAACCGGCAAGCGTAGTAAGTTTTGGTTCTAAAGACCGAGCTGGCGCTGGTGGTGTAACTCAGTACAACCGCCAACTCACGAATGTTAGCGCTGGTCAAATCTCCGCTGATTCATTAGACGCTATCAATGGTAGCCAGCTTTATGCGGCTATCGATGAAATCGAAACAAACGCTAAACAAATTAACAAAAACAAGCAAAACATTAAAGATGTGGCAATCGGTTTGAACATGCTAGGCGATGTAGTGAACGATCATGAGCAAGCTATCGCAAGTAATACTACTGCAATCGCCAACAACACTAACCGCATCAATGGTAATACATCTGCTATCAATTCCCTTGGCCAAAAGGTAACTGCTAATACAGCGGATATTAGAAGCCTTGAACATGTGGCAGACAATCACGAAGAGCGTATCACGACTTTAGAACATCGTTCTTTGGGCTTAGCTAATGACATTAATAACAAAGTCAACAATCTTGGCCAACGTGTTAATAAGTTAGGCGCAAGTTCCGCAGCACTTGCAGGCTTGCACCCATTAGACTTTAACAGAAACGACAAAGTCAGCTACGCTGTAAGTTACGGCCATTACCGTAACAGTAATGCAGTAGCGCTCGGCGTATTCGCTAGACCAAATGAACGTATTATGCTTGGCTTTGGTGCTACCTTAGGCGGTGAGAACCAATACACCGTAAACGTAGCATTCAAAACTGGTAAAGGTTCTGACTATGTAGCAGAAGCTAAAGATGCACAAAGCCGCATCAGTAAACTTGAAGCACTCGTAAACAAATTAATGACTGAAGTAGAAGCTAACAAATAATTCATTTAAAGAAGGAGACCGTAACAATGGCTAAATTAACAACTGGAATTGTAAGACTTTCTTATGCAAACATCGCTCAACCTCGTAAAAACGACGACGGCAAAGCAAAATATAGTTCACAAATCATCATCGACAAAACAGATAAGAAAACAATCAAAGCATTTGAACGTGCTATCGAAGAACTTAAGGCTGATCCAAAGGCAGTAGCTAAGGTTGAAGGTAAAGCAGCATACCTTAAATTGAACTTACGTGATGGTGATACAGATGAAGCAGTAGCTGACCAACCTGAAACATACGCTGGTAAATTCTTCATCAACGCTAACAGCGATAAACAACCTATCGTATTCACTCGTGACAAAATCAAGATGGACCAATTCGACATCGAAGAAGAAATCTACTCTGGTGTGTACGCGCAGGTCGCATTATCCGTATTCGCTTATAACTTCAACGGTAAAAAAGGTGTAGGCTTTGGTCTAAATGGTGTTCGTAAAGTTAAAGATGGTGACCGTCTCGGTGGTGTTCACGTATCTGCTAGCGACTTCGGGGATGACGATTTAGGCGACCTAGACGATGACGATTTAATCTAAGGAGGCATATATGGAGCTCAGTATTGATGTGGAAACGTATTCTGACTGCCCTATTAAATATGGGGCCCAGCGATACGTTGATGATACAACATTTGAAATACTGCTCTTTGCCTACAGCTTCGATGACGAACCGGTCGAAGTAATTGATATGACAAAGGATCCACTGCCCGATAGGGTAGTGGATGCCTTATATAACAAGGAAATTACAAAGACCGCATTCAACGCAGCGTTTGAAATGCTGTGCCTAAAGAAGTACTTTCCTGATGCTGACTACACGAACTGGGAATGTACCTCTGTACTGGCTTTGTACTGTAGCTTACCGGCAAGCCTTGATAATGTGTCAAAGGCACTCAAGCTTGGCGAAGCTAAAGACTCAAGAGGTAAACGCCTTATCCAGTTCTTCTCCGTGCCACGAAAGCCAACTAAGACAAATCCTAAGACACGAAATATGCCGGAGGATGCACCTGAGAAATGGGCGGAATACATTGAGTACAACCGCCAGGACGTGGTAGTAGAAAAGGCAATTCGTAAACGCTTACTTTCGTTAAAGCCTCCTGCTATCGAGCATGAGTACTGGCTACTCGACCAAGATATCAACTGGCGAGGCGTGAAAGTAGATATGGAACTCGTCGATGCGGCGCTTGCCTGCAACGACGAAATTGTGGAAGAAGCTACCGAGTCATCCAAGATATTAACGGGATTAGAAAACCCTAACAGTACTATGCAACTTAAAGAGTGGCTAACGGCAAGACTAGGATATGATCTAGAAACAATGCGAAAAGACGATGTATCAAACCTCTTAGCACAGGATATCCCCTCTGATGTTCGCAAGGTACTACAAAATAGACAGGTGCTCGGTAACTCCTCCATCAAAAAATACTTGGCCATGAAAAATGCCGTATGCTCAGATGGTCGTATTCACGGCATGCTTCAGTTTTATGGGGCTATGCGAAGTGGTCGTTGGGCGGGTCGTGTAGTACAACTACAGAACCTCCCTCGTAACTACTTAGAAGATTTAGACACAGCTCGGGAAGTACTTAAAAGTAGAGACGTAGAAATGTTAGACCTACTCTACGGAAACCCTGGTGACGTGATTAAGCAACTTATCCGTACTGCTTTAGTAGCAGAGGACGGACACCGATTCATTGTAGCTGACTTTAGCGCTATCGAAGCCCGTGTCATCGCCTGGCTTGCTCACGAGCAGTGGCGCCAAGATGTATTTGCGCGAGGTGGAGACATCTACTGCGCATCCGCATCAAGCATGTTCCACGTACCAGTTGAGAAGCACGGGGTTAACGGACACCTACGGCAAAAAGGTAAGGTAGCCGAGTTAGCGCTAGGGTATGGTGGCGGTGTAGGTGCTATGAAAGCGATGGATACTAAAGGAGAAATTCCTGAGAAGGAGTTACCTGGAATTATCGAAGCATGGCGACAAGCTAGTCCACGAATTACGAGATTTTGGAAAGATGCAGACAGCGCAGCAAAGCAAGTAGTGAGAACAGGAGAACCCGTACGAATTAGACAAGGCAATATTAAATTCTTTAAATCGAAAGGCTTCCTGTTCATCGAATTACCGTCCGGGCGAAGACTTGCCTATGCAAGACCTAGACTTGGGCTCAACAGGTTCTGTAGCGAATCGATTGAGTATGACGGCATGGATCAGGTTAAGAATACATGGGGCAGAGTTGAAACCTATGGCGGAAAGCTCGTCGAAAACATTGTACAAGCAGTGGCGAGAGATTGCTTAGCCGCATCAATGCTCAGACTGGCCAAAGCTGGTTACAAAATTGTAGCCCACATCCACGACGAAGTGGTTATCGAAGCGCCAATAGGCGAAGGCAGTTTAGAAGAAGTTATAGATATTATGTGTGAACCTGAACCCTGGAATGAAGGGCTCATATTAAACGCAGCAGGGTTTGAGAACCCTTACTATATGAAGGATTAGGAGGACAATCCGTATGAAACTCTCAAAACAACAAATTCAACAACAACGCGAAGCAATCGACGGCTTATATGAACTCGTAAAAGATGCGCCAGCTAGTGAACGTAAAGATACGGCTATGGCGTACTGCGAAGGATGTATCGCTGCTTGCGACCACGCGCTTAAGATATTAAACGGTAAAAAAGTAGAGTCACCCAAGGCTGAGGAACCACCAAAAGTAGAAGAGGCTACTCCGGCGGTAGAAGAAAAGCCTAAACGTAAACGCACTACTAAAAAGAAAGAAGAACCAGTAGTCGAAGCTCCAGTAGTTGATGAAACTCCTGAAGAAGATGATTTAGACGATTTGTTATAAGAGAAAGGATAGCGCCTTATGCGGGTCTTATTCAATCTACAAGTACAACAGCTGTACGACCTAGTGCGGCGCAAACAAGTTTCACCATTTACCCCTGCAAGCCATTACCACGTACCTTGCGGACACTCCTTCGCTAACCTATGGCCTATGGAGTCAAACGGGTTTGGAATAGTGCCTTGCCGGGAATCAGAAGCGTTCTATTGCCCGAGTTGTGGTGAGCGGATCCACGCTAAAGGGTTTACTGCGGAAGTTGGATATAGCGCCACAGTTCCTCTCTCACTAGACCTATCAATTATAGATAGGGGCGATAAATTGGACGTACAATTTGAGTACGATACTGTGTACGCGGATGGCGATACGGGGATGATTTACAAAGGCTATAAATCTCATGTCATTGATGTAGTACGGTTTGACTTCAAGCAAAGAAAAACCTTTACCATACTCAAGAAACGCTCACGCAGCGACGTCGTCGAAGAAGCGACGGTATCTCCGTCGGGCTTTAGCAATTCCCTTTCATCGTTAGTTTGGTTCGAAGCCACTCCTGACTGCAGACTATATAACTACAGGGATGAGTTAAAATGTTTCGCTAAGGTGTTAAAAGAAGTGTTCTTCGAGAAGCTTTCAAAGGCAGTAGGGTATAAAGTTAAATCTATTAGACAAGGCGTACAGGTATCTAACAAGTACGGAGCTCTAGATAATCTACTTCATAACTTAGTATGGAAATTACAAGCTCCGGATGCACCGGCTATCAATGATAGTCTTAAACGAGACTATGATGATTTCTATAATCGGAATTTCCCTAACGAGACACTTGGTATGGGTAACGTGTTAGGGCTAACTACAAACGGTGAATCCTTTGTACAAGCTCTAATCAAGACTCATAACTTACCGGATGCTAGATGGGTTCGTCGGTTATTACAAGATAGGCCGTTCTTCTACACGAAGATCATCAAAGTTATGGCTACGTTATTTAAGAACAAGGACTATCAAAAGGCTATGGTCGATGTCGTTAAAGATAACGCTGATAATACGAGATATATTCAGTCTTGGCCATTATGGCGTGATGACCGCGACCTATCTGTCATTCGTAAATTTGTTAACATCCTTAGCCATCAATACGGCGAGCGCCAGGCGTTCTTATTCATTAGAAATGCGACGTCCTATCACGATATTAGAGATACAGCTAGTATGTATTTCGAGTTATCGAGAAGTCGCCGTAAAGAGGTATGGGATACTCGCATCCAGGTGCGTAACCTACATGACACAATCTCGAGAATGCAAAAGTTCGACAAGGTGGAAGACGAAATCGTGCAGCAGCGTAAAGCGCATCGTGTGCTAGCTGACATGGTTAACGGCTATCGCTTTATGGCGATAGGTTCTACTCACGGCATCGTTGATATGGGTATTCAGCTTAATAACTGTGTAAGCTCCTATATCAAAAAAGTAAAAGCTGAAACGTGTGCTATCGTAGGTGTCTATAAATGTAACAAGCCTGTAGCGTGTATCGAGGTTAATCCGGTTAATGATACGGATGACTTCGTAGAGATACACCAGGCTAAACTTAAAAACAATCGTGGCGTATATGAAGACCACGATATCAACGGAGCTGTAACGCAGTGGGTAACATCTCACGGCTTACGTGTTCCTAGGTATGTAGGAGACATCCACTTTGCGAAGGGGGGAGCGATGTAATATGGATACAAATATCATCATAGCTACGGGCAGAAGTCGCTCCGCCCGTAGCTGGAAGTCTCAGAAAATGACTTGGAGTGCTTTGGCCAATAAATTGGCTGAGCCTACTGTAACGAATGAAACGGCTGCTGAATACGCCAAGATGTCTAAAGCTGATCAAGGCCAAAAGAAAGACGTCGGTGGTTTTGTAGGTGGCTATATTCCTAAAAATGGTAGACGGGTAAGAGGCTCTGTTAAAGAGCGGTACTTGATTACTCTTGATGCGGATAATCCTAGTGAGGACTTTCTATTAGACCTCGACATGGAATTAGGCGGAATGGAGTACGTACTCTACAGTACACACAGTCACACGGATGCTAATCCGCGATATCGCGTAATCATACCTGTGGACAGAGCGATGAAGCCAGATGAGTACCAGGCAGTCTCGAGACGGATTGCTGATAATATCGGTATTGAGTTTTTTGACCCGTCCACGCACCAAGCTGAACGTCTTATGTATTGGCCGAGCCATCCTAAGGATGTCGAGTACGTTTACCTACACAGCGAGGGCTCACTCGTTTCAGTAGATACCTATCTGAGTACCTACAGAGACTGGCGAGATACGAGTCTTTGGCCAACATCTGATAAGGAATCACAAATTCGCCTTGATGCGGCTAAGAAGCAAGGCAATCCATTAGAGAAAAAAGGCCTTATCGGTGCTTTTTGCCGGTGCTACAGTATCACGGAAGCGATACATAAGTTTCTCCCTGAAGTCTATGAACCTACCGCAGTCGAAGACCGATACACGTATGTAGCCGGTAGCTCAGTAGGTGGTTTAGTTATTTATGATAATGACACCTTCGCTTACTCCAACCATGCAACTGACCCTATCAGTGGTAAGCTCGTAAATGCTTTTGACCTCGTCCGGATCCACTTATTCGGAGATAAGGACCCGGCAGATGAGACCAGCGTCACCAAATTACCAAGTTACAAAGACATGGTTGACTTTGTGAACGAAGACGGCTCAGCGCCAATCCTGCTCGATAAAGAACGCATGGCGGATATGGAGTTTGACGATATCACAGATGAAGAAGAGGACTTCTTATCTAAACTCAAACGTGATAAGAATGGTACTCCTGAGTCAGATGTATTCAACTGTTTAGTAGTCCTTAAGCAGGACCCTGCATTAAAAGGTAAAATCCGTATTGATGAATTCGCACACCGCTTAGTCGTCATTGACGACCTTCCGTGGCGCGGTAAGGACGAAACGCCTTACTGGACAGATACCGACGATGCGTGCCTGCGTAATTACTTTGCTACTAAATACCTTATTAAGGGTAAAGGCATCATCGATGATGCCTTACAAGAAGTAACGCAAGATAACAAGTTCCATCCTGTACGTCAGTACTTAACAGGTCTATCCTGGGACGGTACATGTAGGGTAGATACTCTATTTATCGATTACATTGGGGCAGAAGATACAGAATACATTCGAGCGGTTACACGGAAATGGATGTGTGGTGCTATCGCACGTGTCATGGAACCTGGCGTTAAGTTTGATACGGCTATCGTATTATACGGCTCTCAAGGTCTTGGTAAATCGTTAATTCTAGAGCGGTTAGGTCGTAAATGGTTTAACAACTCTTTAGTTGATATCAAGACCAAAGATGCACTTGAACAAATTCAGGGTTCATGGATCAACGAACTCGCTGAATTGGCGCCAACGTATAAGAACGATAACGAGATTGTTAAAGCCTTTATCAGCCGTACCTCTGACCGGTTCCGTTCTCCTTACGGCAGACGCACCGAAGAGTATCCTCGCCAGTGTGTATTCGCTGGTTCTACTAATAATCTTATGTTCTTAAAGGACCGCACCGGTAACCGCCGATTTTGGCCAATTACTGGCGATAAGGAACGGAAGACAAAGAACTCTTGGGACTTGTCAAAGGGTGAAATTGACCAATTATGGGCGGAAGCGTTCACGTATTGGGCAGAAGGTGAACCTCTCGTATTAGAGGGTGAACTTGAAGAAGAAGCCCTTAGAATTCAATTATCGCACACTGAAGGCGGTGAACTTGTAGGACTCATTGAGGAATACCTCGAAATGTTACTTCCTGAAGACTGGGAAACAATGGATATCTATGATAGACGAGATTATGTCGCTAATTATGGCGATGACGATCATTGTGGTTCAGTGCAGCGGGAGCGAGTGTGTGCCCTTGAGATATGGTGTGAAGTGCTTGGCGGTGACAGGAAGAACCTGCAGAACGCAAAGGCAAGAGAGATTATTGATATTTTGCAATCAACGCCAGGCTGGAACCCTTACACAAAAGGAACAGGAAAGGCACGTTTTGGCAGGCTTTATGGTCCACAGAGAGCGTTTATAAAGGAAGGTTCAGACCTCCTGTCAATGCATAAACGAAATCATGATAAGTAGGTGTGTCCAATTATTTGAGGTGTGTCCAATTATTTTATAGGTACGAATGTTCGTAAAAATAAATATTCAAGCCTATACATCGATAGTTTTTGATGTAGCGTAATAATTGGACACACTAGACACGCTTGGACACACTAATCGGACACGGCTAAAAAATAGATAATTACTAATCTAAATAATAATATGTGTCCAGTGTGTCCAATTATTTATATAAAAATAAAAAAATAAATATATGAATAAATGGGCGTATATATATAAGCGTAAAAAACGCAAATACGCGTATATATATATGTTGGAAAAAAATTGGGCACATCGGACACACCCCCCCCATAAATCCAGTAACCGTGCGGGTTCATAGGCGTGTCCGAGGGTGTGTCCAATTATTAAATGAGAACGAGGTGAGAACGTGGAAAAAGACATCGAACGGTGGTTAGGAAATCAACTCAAAAAAATGGGGTGTATATATATGAAATTCGTATCACCTGGAAATGATGGCGTCCCGGATCGGATTATTGTACTTCCTGGAGGCGGTGTCATATTCGTTGAGTTAAAGGATACAACCGGAAAGCTAATGGCTAACCAACGGGTACAGATTTCACGATTACGAAAGCAAGGCGCTTTGGTGTTTGTGGTGACCGGGATGTCTGATGCCAAGTTATTTGTTGAAGATATGGAAAGGGCGATACATGGACTTTCATCCACACGAGTATCAAAGCATTGCAATACAACGAATCATTGACAATACCCATTACGGATTGTTACTGGATATGGGTTTAGGCAAGACTATATCTACCCTTATTGCGATTGAACGGCTTATGTATGATTACTTTGACATTAAAAAAGTATTACTCATCGCACCTAAGAAGGTAGCTGAATCTACATGGGCCCAAGAATCGCAAAAATGGAGTGCTACAAGACGTTTAACGGTGGCTAAGGTGTTAGGTTCCGAGAAGGAACGTATACAGGCCTTAGAGAGCGAATCTGACGTTTATGTGATAAATCGTGAAAACGTGCAATGGTTATATGAGTACTACCATAAGAAAAAATCGTTCCCTTTCGATATGTTAGTTATCGATGAGAGTTCTTCGTTTAAGAACCCACAGGCTAAACGGTTTAAAGCGATACGAAAACTCCGTCCACTGTTTAAGCGTATAGTCATACTAACAGGTACACCGGCACCGAATACGTTATTGGATATTTGGGCGCAAATGTACCTCTTAGATGGCGGTGAACGATTAGGTAAGACGATTACTGAATATCGCACCAGGTATTTTACACCGGACAAAACAAACGGGCACGTCGTGTATAGCTACCGACTACTGCCTGGCGGAGATAAGGCGATATTCAGCAAGATGCAAGATATCTGTATGAGCTTAAAAGCGAAGGACTATCTTACACTACCTGAACGTATCGAGAATGTCATCACAGTAGAGATGAGCCCTAAAGAATGGGAACTCTATAAACAGATGGAACGTGAGCACGTGCTTAGCTTAGCCAGTGACGACGATGTGAGTGCACTTAATGCAGCAGCACTCGCCGGTAAATTGTTACAACTGGCGAATGGATCCATTTATAACGATGACGGTGACATCGTAGTCGTCCATAACGAGAAGATTGAACGATTGAAAGAATTGGTAGAAACGAATGAAGGGAAACCGATGTTAGTGTTCTATAACTTCAAACATGACCTTCAATCGATTAAAGAAGCATTCCCGAAAACGGTCGAGCTAAAGACCGATGATGATGTAGCTGAGTGGAACAAAGGCAACATTCAAATGTTACTGGCGCATCCCGCATCAGCAGGGTACGGGTTAAATCTTCAAGCCGGTGGCAATATCATCGTATGGTATGGGCTGACATGGAGCCTTGAACAATACCAACAAGCTAATGCGAGACTACACAGACAAGGCCAAACACAACCTGTGATTATCCACCACCTGGTAACAAAAGGCACGATGGACGAGCAAGTTATGAAAGCCTTAGAACGCAAAGAAGCAGGGCAAGATGCCCTATTAGAAGCTATTAAATATCGTAAAGAATTGTATAAGGAGTAAGACTATGCAGAAGAAATGCAGACGCTGCGGAGATACATTTACAGTAAAAACACACGAGGATTATTGTCCTGAGTGTGAGAAAGTAATGACGCCACCTGGCGCAGGCGTGAGTAAAGAGCTAACCTGTGAGGGATGTGTCGTAACCTTTATTCACAAAAAGGAAAAAGCACAAGGTCGTTGGCCTAAATACTGTCCGGAGTGTCTACCTAAGTATTCGAAGGTACCTAAGAAGAAAGTAGACGCGACTCTTGCGAATATGGCAGCTAAGAGAAAAGAAGTAGCCGTGACTCTTGCAAATATGGTAGCCAATACGCTTGAGGAGCCGGAAGTAAAGGTCGTCGAATTGAAAGAAGATGTCATCAACCACCCTTCACATTACACACGAGGTAAGATTGATGTTATCGATTTTATCGAGGATCAACAACTTCCATATCATCTAGGTAATGTTATCAAGTACATTGCACGAGCAGGGTATAAGGGTGACAAACTTGAAGACCTAAAAAAAGCGCGGTGGTATTTAGACCGGTATATTAAAGAGGTAATGCCCCATGAGTGACTATAAAGAAAAGGCGACTGCGTATTTACAAGATATCAAGATGATTGCTATACGTATTCAATCCCTACGACAGGATATTCGCAAACTGCAGTATGATATCATCACCTTATCGGCGATTGATTATTCCAAAGACCGAGTATCGGGGGGAGGTACTCCGGTAGGGCTTGAAGGTGATGTGGCTAGACTTGTTGATACAGTCGATACCAAAAAACGGGAGATAGCGAAGCTTATTGCAAAAAGGGAAGAAGCAAGGGCTTTAATTGAAAAGATAGAATGTATACCAGGGCGTATTATATTGTCGCAAGAATATATTAACGGGGCATTTCCTAAGAAGGTACAAGCGATGATATATTACGAAAAAAGCAGTTACTTCAATTTAAAAAATAAAGCGTTGAACGAATTAGGGGAACTCCTTTCATAGTGGAGTACTTTGGAGTGTTTTGGAGTATTTTGGACTTAAATGAACCGACTTGACATAGTATAATGTAGTTGTGAAAGGTGTCATTAGTCATCTAACACGAATCCTCTCTTATACACAACTCGGCAAAAAGCACGGTGATAACGACCGTGCTTTTTGTTGTATGTAGCATTGTAAATACAGGGGCCCGTATTTATGATGTAGGCGATCGCGTAAGCTAAGGAGAGGGAATATGTAAAAATGAAATTTACCGCACAATGAAACCAGGGCGAGCCGAATTTGTCCACAGAATAATACTAAGCTTATACATTATGAGCTTGCCCTGTATCGTTGTACGCTGACATCTGATGACTAGAACTAGTAGTCCTCCAATAACTATATAGCCTAACAACAACCAACTAGTCATCGGATTTGAGCGTACAAACGTATTAAAGGTGAGAAGGTATGAGCACAGAAGTCAAATGTATTAAACGTAAATGCCTGAATAATAAGAACGGCGTTTGCAATGCACAACTAATTGAATACGACGGGCTGTGTCAAACGTATATCACACACGACCACGCACATAAAAGTAATTGCGGATTATGTACTCGTTCACACGGCCGATTTAAGAGAAACAGCCGTGATGTATTAAGATAGCCAGGAGGTGAGATAGTGGCTGCATTAGCAAATAAACGACATGAAAAATTTTGTCATGAGTACATCAAGGATATGAACGCTACACAGGCTGCTATTCGCACTGGTTACTCAGAGAAAACAGCTAAGATGCAAGGTAGTCGCTTGATGACTAATGATGACATCAAGGCAAGGGTCAAAGAGCTCCGCGACTCCTACTTCAACGAAAACATCATGACGGCTCAACAGGTCGAGTATGAGTTAACACGAATTGCCCTGGGGCTCTCAAATGAAAAGCATGTGGTTATCGAGGGCACAGGAGAAGGATGTTCCGAAGCTCGAATTATCGATAAGCCACCGGATGAGAAATCTAGGTTGAAAGCCCTGGAGCTTATGGCTAAACGTCATAGAATACTCAGCGGTGATACAACTATCGATATTAAGCCTGTACTTATCGTAGGTGGTGACGATATTGCAGACTAACAGAGTGTACTTGCCTGATATCGTAGGCAAGGGATACGGTGCTTTTTGGCGGTTTAAAGGTCGCTATAAAGTAGTCAAGGGCAGTCGTGCCAGTAAGAAGTCCTCTACGCAGTCTCTAAAAGTCATTATGGAGATAATGGAGAACCCTTGTATAAACTGGCTGGTCGTTCGTAAGACAGAACGGACTTTGCGTGACAGTTGTTTCGCGCAGCTTAAATGGGCTATGCGCCAGTTGAAAGTGGAGCGGTACTTCAAATGTTCCGTATCGCCACTTGAAATAACGTACATTCCAACAGGCCAAAAAATTCTATTTCGTGGTCTCGATGATCCTTTAAAGGTAACGTCCATTACTGTTGAAGTTGGCGCTTTGTGTAGGCTATGGATTGAGGAAGCTTACGAGATTATGAGCGAGGATGCATTCAACAGACTGGATGAATCTATTCGTGGCCAGTTGCCTGAAGGTTTGTATCACCAGGTAGTCTTAACTTTTAACCCGTGGTCCGACAGGCACTGGTTAAAGAAACGTTTCTTTGACGAACCTAGTGATAATGTATTAGCCATGACTACGAATTATCTGTGTAACGAGTTCTTGAGTGACTCTGACTTAGTGTTATTCGAAGAGATGAAGAAAAACCCTATGCGGTACCAAGTAGCAGGACTCGGCAACTGGGGCGTTGTTGAGGGGCTGGTTTACGAAAACTGGAAAGAACAAGAATTTAGTGTTGATTATATTAGAGGTCAAACCGGTATCAAGTCCGCGTTTGGCCTTGATTTTGGTTATACAGTAGACCCTACAGCGCTAGTGTGCATGCTTGCTGATATGGCGAATAAGAAAATCTACATATTCGACGAGCTGTACGAAACAGGGCTTACGAACCAACAATTAGCATCTCGTATTATTGATATGGGGTACGCAAAAGAGAAGATAAGGGCTGATAGCGCCGAGCCTAAATCTATTGAGGAATTGTACCAGGCAGGGCTAAAAGGGATAACCAGGGCTCGCAAGGGCAAGGACAGCATATTGAATGGCATTCAAAGGATACAAGACTACGAATTAATCGTTCATCCAAGATGCGTTAATGTGCTGCGTGAGCTATCTACGTACCAATGGGCCAAAGATAGATTTGAGAAATACACAGGGAAACCTGAAGACGAAAATAACCATGCTATGGATGCCATGCGGTATGGTTTAGAAGATATTAATGTAGAAAGGTGGTCGTTTGATTGATATTATCTCAGCTGTGGGACCGCATCATAAAAGGTTCAGCGACTATGTCGGAACGCGAGTTCCTACAAGCACAACTGCGTAATTTTCTAGGTAGCGAACAGCGGAAAACGATGTGTACTGCTATCGATTATTATGACGGTAAACATGACATTTTGAATAAGCAACGATACGTTATTGGCGAGGGTAATACGCGGATAGCGTTACAGGGCGTTCCTAATAATCAGATTGTGGATAACCGATTTGATGATTTAGTAGACCAAAAGGTTAACTACTTATTGTCTAAGCCATTAGATATTAACACTGATGATGACGAGCTCGATAAGATGTTCGGTATTCAATTCCAACGCTTATTAAAGTCAGTCGGTAAATTCGCAACGATGGCCGGTAAGGCGTATATCCATCCGTACATAGGTATCGACGGCGCCCTAAAGTTTAAGATGATGAAACCGCATCAGGTTTTACCATTTTGGGCGGATGAGGAGCACACACAACTAGATGCGTTCCTTTACTTGTACGACATTGAGTACTACACAGGACTAGAAACTAAGACCATTCACAAAGTGGAATACTATACACCGAATGGTATTCAGTATTACATATGGGATACGGAACGTTTACTCCCTGATCCGGATAAAGAAAATACTGCCAATTTTGCTATTGCTGATAAACCATACAACTGGGAGCGTATTCCTCTCATTATGTTCCGTGCGAATGAATTTGAGCAACCGCTTATCGTTAAGGTTAAATCTCTACAGGACGCACTTAACCGGTTACTATCCAACTTCCAAGATAATATGGAAGAGGATATCCGCAGCACAATTCTGATTTTGCAAAACTATGACGGCGAAAATCTCGCTGAGTTCCGTCAAAATCTTGCTTCGTATGGGGCAATCAAGGTTCGTACAGTCGATGGTGTCAACGGTGACGTGAAAGCCTTAAAAATAGAGGTGAATAGCGATAATTACCAATTACTGATTAACATTTTGCGTAAAGCTATTATCGAGAACGGCCGGGGCTTTGATGCTAAGGACGATCGTATGGCTAACAATCCTAATCAGATGAACATTATGTCCATGTACTCTGATATTGATTTAGACGCCAATGAAATGGAGCTAGAGTTTAAATCTAGCTTGCACGATTTGATGTGGTTCGTTAACACGTATCGCGGTTTAACGAATCAAAATACAGTTGAAGAAGTGGACTTCATCTTTAATCGTGACTTGCCTATTAATGAAGGTGATACGATTAACAACTGTAAGAATTCCGTTGGTATCATATCCAATGAAACTATTATCGCAAATCATCCGTGGACGACAGATGCTGCGGAAGAACTTGCGAAAGTAAAAAAGGAACAGTCCGAAGTAACAGCAGATTTTGTTGTACCGAACGGCGGTGAGGCAGATGGCGAATGATTACTGGGAGAAACGGTATGAGCGGTTACTAGATGAATCGTTTCAAAAAGCGAATCTCACTGATGCGGAAATCAAAGCTAACTACTCCAGGGCGTTACGCAGGATAGAAAAGGCTATCAACGATTGGTATCGCAGATTCGCTACAGAAAACGGGCTTCAACTAGCCGAAGCAAGGAAACTACTAAACGCCTATGAGATGAAAGCCTTTAAAATGGATTTGGCTGAGTTTAAGGCAGAAGCTAAGAAACTCGGCGTATCTGAAGAACATCAACAAATGCTATCAAACGCATCCATTCGTGAGCGGTTAAGCCGTGAACAGATGCTGTATATCAACGTGGTTCACGAGCTCGAAATACTGGCTCAAAAGCAGAGTATTTCACTTAATGACCTATTGAAAGATGTGTATCAGTCCTCCGCGTATAAGTCCGCATATACCGTGCAGACACAACGCGGAGAATACTCACCTATTAATACGATTGATAGTAAGCGTGTTGATAGCGTGGTTCACAGTCAATGGGCAAGTGACGGCAAGGACTTCAGTAGTAGGATTTGGGGTGATACAAGTAAGCTAGTAGCTAACTTGCAGAATGATTTCACCCAAGCCCTAATTATTGGGCAAGGGGCGGACACGATGGCAGATAATCTGCATAAGCGGATGAAGACATCCTACAGTAACGCTAAGCGATTAATCGAAACAGAGACTGCACGGGTTCACGAGCAAGGATTTCTTGATAGCATGAAAGACCTAGATGTCGAGGAGTTAGAGATACTGGCTACACTAGACAGTCACACTTCTTCCATCTGCAGACACATGGATCGTAAACGTGTCAGAGTCGTAGATGCTAAACCAGGCGTAACCGTTCCACCGTTTCATTGCTATTGCCGGTCAACTACAATTCCATATATCCCTGGACTCGAAGGAACTCGAACAGGTAGAAACCAGAACGATAAGAGTACTGATTTTGACGGAGCGATTACCTACGAGGAATGGGAAAAAGAATATATCAATTAGCAGCGGAAACGCTGCTTTTTTATTGCCATTTTAGTATTGTTGGGCGATAACTAACAAGACCGTAGCCGTGAGGTGTGGCTCACGAAAATAAAGCGAAATGGGTATTTTTTAAGGAGGTCACTATGACTAAGGAAGAATTGTTAGCACTAGGATTAACTGAGGAACAGACTGCTAAGGTCGTTGAAGACTATGGCAAGAATTATGTGTCTAAGGATCAATTCAATGCTAAAAATGAGGAACTCAAATCCGTTAAAGGGGAGCTCACGACTCTTAATAGCGAAATTGATAACCTCAAAAAATCTAATGCGGATAATGCGGAGCTTGCGAAACAAATTGAAACGATGAAAGCGGATGCTGAAGCTCGTAAAGCTGAATACGAGGGTAAAATCGCACAACTTGAAATCGACAATATTGTTAACGTAGCATTGTCTAATGTAAAAGCTAAAAACAACGTTGCAGTCCGTGCGCTATTGGATTTAACCGATGCAAAAGTGAAGGACGGCAAAATCAAAGGATTAGATGAGCAACTTGCTGAAGTTGCCAAAGCTAATCCTTATTTATTTGGGGAAGCGTCCGCCCCTAAAGGTGTAGCCCCTGGTAACCCTGGAGGTAAAACACCAAGTGGCGCAGTAACTAAAGAAGACTTCGCTAAAATGACGTACTCTCAACGGGCGGAGTTATTCGCAAACGACATTGATCTTTACAATTCATTAACAGGAGGAAACGCTAATGAATAAACAATTCTCTTTTAATTTACAAACATTCGCAGCAGGTCCTACGCAAGCTGCTAATGTAGTTAACCCTCAAGTAATGGCGGACATGGTATCCGCAGGTTTACCAAAAGCTATTAAATTTACTCCAATCGCTAAAATCGATAACACATTGGCAGGCGTACCTGGTAACGAAATCACTATTCCAGCATGGGGATACATTGGTGATGCGGAGGACATTGCAGAAGGTGTAGAAGTAACTGCAACTCAAATGTCCACATCCATCACTAAAGCTAAGATTAAAAAGGCGATGAAACGCGTTGATATCACAGACGAAGCTAAATTGTCCGGTTATGGCGACCCAGTAGGCGAAGCTACTCATCAATTACGTTTATCCTTGGCTTCCAAAATCGACCAAGACATAGTAACAGCTCTCGGCGGTGCTACTCTTACAACAACAGATACTAAAGTTATTTCCTACGATGGTGTCGTTACCGCAGTAGACAAATTGAACGAAGAAGACTACGTTGAAAAATATTTGTTCGTAGCACCTTCTCAAATTACTACACTTCGTAAAGACCCTAATTTCATCGACAAAACAAAATACGGTAACGATGTTATGATTACTGGCGAAATCGGTATGATTGCCGGCTGCCGTGTTGTAACATCTCGCCGCATCAATGACACTGGCGCAACTATCGACAACTTCATCGTCGGCGTAACTGCAGAAGTGGAAGACGGTACACCTGTATTACCTGCAGTTACAATTTACATCAAACGTAATGTTGTTGTTGAATACGATCGTGTTCCTGAAAAAGGCATCGACAAATTCGTTGCTAACGAACACTACACTGTTGCATTGACTAACCAATCCAAAGTTGTAAAAGCTACATTCAAAAAATAGTAGGTGAATAGTATGACCACGAAAGAGACAGTTTTACAAATTCTTGAATCGTGGCTTGGGTATGATGCAATTTCTGATGTAAATATCATTGAGTATATGATTGATGCGGAAACACAACATATCCTCAATGATATCAATCAGAAAGAACTACCTAGCGAATTACAGTACGTTCTCGTATATCGTGTAATTGGCAGCTATATCACCACAAACAAAAATAAATTGATTGAAGCTGACGGAGAAATGGCGAGTTCAATTAAAATGGGCGATACTGAAGTTCAATTTAAAGGAACTGACAAGGCATCTCGTCTCCAAGAATTGGCCACCGCTTTGAGTGGATATGGAAGGGGTGACCTGGCATGCTTCCGACGGCTAAGATGGTAGATGCTGCTAGAAAGCAGTTAGAACGATTATACGATTGTACGTGTTATGTTATCTCCGAAGTGGATGCAATGGACCCCGATACGGGGATTATGAGTAAAACTGCCAGTAAAGAGGGTCCTTTTGCTTGTAGAATTAGTTATAAAACTCTCTCTACAGGCCAAAACGCTGAGATTGCAAAATTTAGTACCACCACGGTGCTTTTCACCGCTCCGGATGTAATCATACCAAATGGGGCTCGAATTGAGCTTATAGGGCGAAATACGAAGCAACTTTTTCGCAGTGCATCGATTTCGGCACGATATGATACCCATCAAGAGGTGCAACTCGAAAATTTAGAGGTGCATTGACATGGGTGTTGAATTTGATATGGAAGATTTTGCTGAATTTAATCGTAACTTGGTTAAACTGAGTCAGTCGGGCAGTCTTCAGAACTTTAACAAGCAAGTTGTGAAGGAATTGGCCAGCGTGTATGTGCGGGAAGCTAAATTGAATACGCCAGTCGGAAAACGATCGGTTAAATTCATGCAAAATGGCAAAGTACAAACAAAGTATTTTGATAGTGAGCATACCCGCCAATCGTGGAGTGTTGGTAGATATCAACTGAACGAAAAAACTGGACGGATTAAGGTATTTAACACATCCTCTTACGCCTCGTTCCTTAATGACGGGCACAGGCAAGAAGTTGGGAGATTTCTTCCTTGGATAGGCCAATCTAAAGGCGGAGTTATGCAAGGCGGTAGACTGAAAAAGCCTTGGGTAGATGGTGCGTACATGCATGAAAAAGCCGAAAAGGCACTCAGTAAAAACGCTAAACGTATTATGGAAATTACATTAAAGAAATGGATTGAAAAGCATGGTGGATTCTGATGTATTAACAGCTGTATCTAAAGCCGTACATACGGCACTTAAGGTGCCGATATACCTGGAATTCAAAGAAAACAATATGACATTCCCCTGCGCATATATCAAGGTGATTGAGCCTAGCATGGGCAGACATGTCGGTGATCTTTATAACACTTCTTTGGATTTAGACATCATGTATTACGCCAATAATCTTGATGTGGTTACTGATACGCGAAAACTCATTGATATTCCTAGTGTGCTTTATCAGTTGCTTGAATTTGTACAAGATAGGGAACGTACAATTATGGGCACAGGTATGAAGTACAAGATTTCAGATGGCGTGCTGCACTTCTTCGTAACGTATGAGAACATACTACGGAAAGTGGCCAAACCTATCGAACGTATGAAGCACATGGAATTAACAGAAAGGGTAAAAGATGGCAGATGAAAAACAAGCAGTCGAGGTAACGACTGAACAACAATTTGATGCTTACGCTATCATTGCATCTGACAAATACAGACGGTATCGTGATTTACTCACTTGCCTTCTTAATGAAGATGAAATGTATACGGAAAGCGACATTGATAAGATTTTAAATCAGGCATTAACAACGCCTGTGAAAGGTTAGTGAAATATGGCATTAGGTGGTGGCACATTCTTATTCCACAATAAAGTATTGCCAGGTACTTATATTAACTTCGTATCCAAAGACCGAGCATATGCAGAAGTATCTGACCGTGGCTATGGTGCGATGATGCTCTCCTTTGATTGGGGCCCAAGTGGTGAAGTGTTCCGTGTAGATAACGACACATTCCAAAAGGATTGTCAAAAATACTTTGGTTATGACTACGGCCATGACAAAATGAAGGGTTTACGTGACTTGTTCCGTGGCTTGAAAACTGGTTACTTCTACCGACTAAACTCTGATGGTGCGCAAGCTACAAGCACAATCGGTAAAGCAAAATACAAGGGTATTCGCGGTAACGATTTGGGTGTATCTGTTCAAGCTGATCCAGATAACACAGGTAAATTTATTGTAACTACTTACCTTACTACAGGTGATGTTCGTAAAGCAGTAGATATTCAAAAGAACTTGAAAGATGCAACAGAATTACAAGATAACGATTACATCGTATTCACTAAAACTGGCGCATTAACTACTACAGCTTATACTGCACTATCCGGTGGTACTAACGGCTCTACAATCACTGTTAAGAACTACCAAGACGGCATCGATATGCTTGAACCTTACTATTTCAATACGTTGGGTTACGCTGGTGCGGACGACACAATTAAAAACTTGCTTATTGCATTTACTAAACGCTGCCGTGAACAAAGTGGCGCTAAATTCCAATTAGTGATTCATGGTAAGACTAAGGTCAACTATGAAGGTGTTATCTCCATCCTTAATGACGTAACCGACGAAGGCGCAGAAAAAGGATCTTTGGTGTATTGGACATTAGGTCAAGAAGCATCTTGCAATATCAATGCTACAGTAGGCAATATGATTTATGATGGTGAATACACTGTAAACGTTAAGTACAAACAGTTCGAACTTGAACAAGCTATCAAGGATGGTATGTTTATGTTCCACAATGTTACTGATTCCGTTGGTGGTAATATCCAAGGCGACGTTCGCGTATTGAAAGACATCAACACATTTACTGAATTCAGTAAAGCTAAAAACCGCGACTTCTCTCTTAACCAAGTCATTCGTGTATTGGATAACTGGGCAGTTGACGGCGCTAGATTGTTCAATAAAACACATCTTGATAAATCCCCTAATGACCAAGCTGGTCGTGAGTCCTTATGGGGCGACCTTGTATATCTTGCTGAGCAGTACCAAAAAGTACGTGCTATCCAAAACTTCGATGATAAAGATATCCCAGTACCTACGCAAGGCGATAACAAGGAAGATGTATTGGTTAACGTACAATTACAGCCAACTGTGGCTATGGAAAAATTGTACATGACTGTTGTAGTAGCCTAGGAGGATAACGTATGGAAAATGAAATTTTAGATGCATTGAAAACGATGGATGCAGCTGACGTTGTTTCTTCTAAATTAGCGTCTTGCTATATCGTAGAGAACGGTAACAGATACTTACTGTTTCAAGCTAAGAAACTTAGCGCAAAAATTAAAAAGAATAAAGAAAAAGTGGCTATTTTGGGCCGTATTGGTGCGGGTAATAAGTCTACCTCCGTAGAATACAGCGGTAGCTTAACAATTTACCATAACACTGCTTTATTCGATAAGATGGTTGAAAAATACTTGAAAACGGGTGTGGATACATACTTTGATATGCAAGTAGTTAACAACGATCCAACTTCTAAAGCTGGTCGCCGTTCTGTAATTCTAAAAGGTGTGAACCTTGACGAATTAACAGCAGCTGAATTCGACGCTGAAGGCAAATACATCGAACAAGAACATAACTTCACCTACGAAGGTGTTAAATACGTTCAACACTTTAATGAATTAGACGGGATGCAAGCCTAGTGCTTGCTCCCTTTTTTAGGAGGTTTTTATAATGGCTGAAAATTTGAGCGCATTCCTTAAACAAAACGTTGATGTAGTCAATGAAACAGAATACGTAGCATCTAAACGTATTAAAGTGAATGGAGAGCCTGTTGCGTGGAAAATCAAAACATTGGCAACAGATGAAACTGAAAAAATGCGTAAGAAATACACTAAACGCATTACTGACCGCATCACTCGTCAATCTGAAGAACGCTTCGATGCGACTGCATACAACGAAGATGTGCTATCTAAGGCAATCACTTACCCTAATCTTTATGATGCGGAACTACAAGATAGCTGGGGCGTTACTGAACCTGTTGAGCTTGTAAAAGCAATGCTTACACCTGGCGAATATGCCGACCTTTTGGCGGCAGTAACAGAGGCCCAAGGCTATGATGTCGGCATGGAAGATAAGGTAAAAGAAGTAAAAAACTCCTAGAATCCAATGAAACAGAAACGATGTTCGCATATTTGGCATTTGTTAAATACCATATGCGACCTTCTGTTTTTGCGGATATGGACATGAATGAAAAGGCTGTAGTAATTGCCTTTATTCAGCAACATGCCAAAGATGAGCAAGATGAAATGAATAAGGCAAAAAGGGGGTAATGAATGGCTACACTTTCTAACTATATAAGCCTCTCAACTAATATTCCTAATGCTATGAACGCAGCCGCAAACGCAACAACTAAAGCCTATCAATCCATGAACACGCTACATAATAAGATGACTGGCGTATCAAATGCTAGTGAAACGCTAAAAGCTAGCATGGGTGGAATCATGAACAGCTTTGCTGGTAACCTGTTGGCTAGTACGGTAATGAACGGTATTGGCGCTATAAAAGGTGCTATCGAATCAATTCAAGATACTGCTACTGAATGGGCACAGGTTCAGGCTCGCCTTAAATTGGTGGCCGGAAGCCAGGAAAATGCTATTTACCTAAATAAGCAGATATTTGAATCCGCACAACGTGCAAGAGGCGGGTACTTAGAAATGGCTGACGCTGTAATCCAGGTATCTCAATCCGCGCATGATGCGTTCCCGGACCCGAGAAAAGCTGTAGAGTTCATGGAAGGTATTCAAAAAGTATTCGCCATCGGTGGCGCATCGAAAGAAGCACAAAAGAACGCTATGCTTCAGTTAACGCAAGGTTTAGCGAGTGGACAATTACAAGGCGACGAATTCCGGTCCATTGCTGAGAACGCGCCTATGATTGAAAACATCATTGCTAAATCAATGGGCGTATCCCGTGGCGAACTTAAGAAACTAGCTTCGGAAGGCAAGATTACTGCTGAAGTCATTAAAAACGCTATTATGAATAACTTGCCTGAGATTGAAAAGCAGTTTGAGTCACTTCCTAAAACATGGGGCGATCACATGCAGTCGATTAAGAATAAAGCTATTCGGGCGTTTGAGCCTGTGTTCCAACGAATATCCGACCTTGCTAATAGCGAGGGTGTCCGTGAGTTAGTGGACAACGTAACAGGAGCTATCCAAACGGTAGCACCGGTATTCTATTGGCTCGTAGGTGTTATAGGCGAGACGATTAATACGGCGGTATGGGCATTTAACACGTTATCTAACTTTGTTAGACAACACTCGTCTATCATGTATACGGCTATGATAATATTGGGTGGCGTTATGGCGTTTTATGCAATCCAAGCCGGTATAGCAGCCGGAAGAACGATTCTCGCTGCAGGCGCTATGGCAATTAAGGCCGTAGCAGACTGGGCTGAAACTGCTGCCCTTTTAGCAATGATTGTAGCTCAAGAAGGATTGAACGCCGCATTATATGCGTGTCCGTTAACATGGGTAATCGGCTTGATTGTTGCAGTTATAGTCATAATCTACTTAGCTGTAGAAGCTATTAACTATTTCTGTGATGCGAATATTAGCGTACTAGGAATCGTAGTTGGTGCTTTTTGGGCGTTCGGTTCCGCTATTTTCAATGTGTTCGCATTAGGATGGAACATTATCGCAGCATTTGTTAATTTCTTGGCCAACGTATTTAAAGACCCATTACATGCAGTCGCTAACTTGTTTATCGATATATGGAATGGTATTTGGCAATTCGTAAAAGCTAGGATTAACGATATTATTGAAGCGATTAATAAAATCCCAGGTGTAAATATCGATAAAGTCGGCGGGGCTACCGGTGTAATAGAACGATTCGAGATTGCCGGCGGTGAAACCACTGTCATGGGTAAGATGGATTATTCTAGCGTTACAGGGGCTTTCGGTGAAGGCTATAACATTGGGGCTAACCTTAGCCTAGGTGACTTAATGCCTAACATGCCTGGTGTTAAAACTCCTCAAGAGTTTGACGCTAGCAAAATTACTCCAGGTGCTGATCATGATGCGGCCGATAAGACTAAGAAAAACACAGGTAAGACTGCCAAAAACACAGGCAAGATTGCCAAGTCTATCGACATGACAAATGAGGAAATCAAGGCACTCCGTGAAAGCGCTATCGATAAGTCCTTGAAGAGATGGCAAGATGCCAATGTAATTCACATCCAAATGAATAACGATGTGGAAATCAATAATGGCACTGACCTAGATGGCTTTACAAGTCAAATCTCGAAAGGCTTGAAAGATGCATTTGCAATTCAAAGGGAGGGAATCTAAATGTATTACTTCTATATGGGGACGATGCAGATACCGATTCCCCCTAAAGAATTAACCACTACTATCAATGGCAAGAACGAAACAATGGAGTTATTGGGGAAAGGCGAAGTTAACGTTATTAAACCGGCAGGGCTTACTGACATTGCTTTTAAATTCTTATTGCCTAACTCCGATTATCCATTTAATGAGTCTTTGCTCTTTAAGTCTAAGAAGGCTAAGTACTACATCGATGAACTCGAAAAGCTTAAAACTACAAAGACAATCTTCCAATTTATCGTAGTTCGAATGAAACCAGGCGGACAGATGCTGGCTATGACTAACATGAAGTGTACGCTCGAAAACTATGTCATAGAAGAAGATGCAGATAACGGCTTTGACTCGTATGCTAGTGTTACCTTGAAGCAGTGGAAGCCTTGGGGCGCTAAACGGATTGAAGTAAAAACCGATAAGGACGGTACTGCAAAAGGTAGCGTTAAGTCGGATAGACCAACAGATGGTAAGGCAGTAGCATCTACTGCTAAAGTGTCCAAAGGTCAGACTTTACAGCAAATCGTTAAGAAGCAACTAGGCAATACGGATAACCTATTCCAAATCGCTGCCCTTAACAAAATCGCTGTGCCCGCTATCTTGGGAGTTGGCCAAGTAGTCCAGCTTAAACGAGAGGGTAATAACGAATGGCTATAGATGAAAAGAAAACAGTCGAAAAATCTCAAATCAATGGCACTATCATTCCGTTATCCATGCCTACTCAACTTCACTATGAGTTGACCATCAGAAATAAAAGCACTGGTGATTTGTGGCTCATAGAACCCGAAGACGGCGTACAAATTACGAGAGCAGTTGATTGCGTTCCAAGTAAGATGACTTTCAAAGTGCCTAAAGACCCTAACCTCAGTTTTGAAGAAGGTGATACCGTCAAGTTCACGTTAAACGGAGGGGCGGTATTCTTTGGGTACGTCTTTGAGAAACAGCGTGACGGCAAGAATTCGATTTCGGTTACTTGCTATGATCAGATACGCTATCTCAAGAATAAAGACTGCTATGTTATCGGGGCTATGACGGCGACAGAGTTCATCAAAATGGTAGCCGATGACTTTGGTTTGAAATGTGGTTATATGGACGACACCGTGTGGAAAACTCCGGAAAAACCGCAAACCATATTCAAAGATAAGTCACTGCAAGAAATGATATGCCAACTGCTCGATAAAACGGCCATATACACGCCAAATCATGCGTTCTATCATTTGTACGATGATGCGGGCGAGTTACGGCTAGCATCGTTTGAGACTATGAAGACAGATATTTACATTGATGATGAGTGCATGGAAGATGTGCAATACACAACTTCCATAGACAAGGAAACATACAACTATGTTAAAATCGTCCGCACAGTTCCAAACGGCGCATCAAGTAAGTTGGAGAACACATTCATAGCCAAAGACGATAAGAACATCGAGAAATGGGGCAGATTACAGTATCTGCTCATTCCTAAAGAAAAGGACGTCAACGCAGTAGCGCAAGCCAAGGCAATCATGGCTCACAAAAACAAGAAAAGTCGTGAAATCAAACTCAAAAATGTCATTGGCGATGTGCGTGTGCGCGGTGGGTCCTTGGTGTACATCAATCGAAACTTTGGCGATATGATTGTTAATAATTACATGATGGTAACATCTGTTACTCATACGTTTAAAACAGGATTTCACGGAATGGATTTAGATTTACGATACGTTGATAATGACGCAGCTTATGAAGTTGCGAAAGACGAAGATGCTGAAGCGGTTAAGAAGATTGAAGCTGCTAAGAAAACCAAAGGTACTGCAGTCACTACTGGGGCAGGCGGTACAGCAGGGCAAGTCGATACAGCATTCAGCGCCAATGACGGCCGAGTATCTCAATACGGCAGTCAAGGCTGTGCTGACACAGTATGCGCTACTGGGTCATGGTACAATTCTGATTTGAAAGATGAGTACAACAAAGGCACGGCAAGAGTTGATACGCTTCGCCAAAATCTCGAGGCTAAAGGTTATACAACGGAACAATTCAACGGATACGCTAATAAAGGCGATTTGTTGATTTATGGTGATGATGAACACGTTGTTATTGCAGATGGTGCAGGCGGATGCTTCGGTAATTCTTCTAAACGTGGCTATGCTATGAAATATGGTAACGCAAATTACGCATGGCACAATGACGAAGCGCCGACTAAGATTATTCGAATGGGGGCTAAATGATGGATAGCGAGTACATGAAAATCGTTAACACGATTAAAGAAATAGCGAGCACCGTTATATCGAATGGCGAACCTATGGAAGTAATCGTCGGCGAAGTTGTCAGTGTGTCACCGCTTGCTATTAAGATTGACCCTAAGTTAACCGTACCTGAAGAAAATATTATTCTTACTAAAAACACCTGTGAATGGACTATGGAGATGAGCGTTGATCATGTTACAGAAAACAGAGCAGGTGGCGGCGGTATGGCTGAATACGCAAGCCATAACCATGAGTACAAAGGGCGTAAGAAGTATCTCGTTCATAACCAATTAGTCATGGGCGACAAAGTCATTATGCTGAAGGAAACAGGCGGACAGCGTTACATAGCATTAGACCGTTGGTATAACCCGAACAGGGGGTGCACGACTAAGTAATGGCGGATAATTTACTATTACCAAAACAAAATAACGATGCGCTTATTCCTGACACAGTGAATTACATTGAACCGTCGCATACGTATGATGTTGATTTTAGAACGGATAGCCAAATTAGAGGCTATGCGGATAAGTTGCGAGCTATGGAGCAGGCGATTTATAAAATCATCAACACGGAGCGATACCAATATATCATTTACAGTTGGAATTACGGCATCGAACTACAAGACTTATTCGGTCAGCCAATTCCGTATGTGTACGCTGAGTTACAGCGACGCATAGAAGAGGCTTTACTGAATGACGATAGAATAACTAAAGTATACAACTTTGACTTTAGCCACGAAAGTGGTGACGTCATGGTTGAGTTTGATGTAGATACCATCTATGGTACGCTACAAAAAATCAAGAAAGGGGTGAAAGGTATTGTATGAGCATATGACGGCCAATCGAATTGAAAAACGAATGCTCGATAGAGTTAAAGATGAATTCGATAGGCGCGAAGGTAGTGTTATATACGATGCTACAGCTCCAGCAAGTGTAGAGTTCGCAGAGCTCTACATCCTAGCAGATGTTATTTTGAAACAAGCGTTTGCAACTACGGCAGACCGTGAATTCTTAATACTTCGGGCAGCAGAGTTTAATATTTACCCGGAACCGGCCACGCAAGGCGAATTTGAAGCCCAGTTTAATATGGAAGTACCGATCGGCTCCAGGTTTAATTACAATGAATACAACTTTGTTGTAACGGAGATAATCGACGACACGGAACATAAGTACAAACTCAAATGCGAACAGTACGGACGTACTCCTAATGCGACTACAGGTGATATCACGCCAATACAAGGTATTAATGGCCTTACCTCCGCTAAGATATTGAAAAATATCACGCCTGGCGAAGATGAGGAAGACACAGAAGTATTTAGAAAACGATACTTTGATGCTTTAAAATCAAAAGCCTACGGTGGCAATGGTGCTGATTACAAGGAGAAGGTATTAGCTATCCCTGGTGTAGGCGGTGTTAAAGTATACCGCTGTTGGAATGGTGGCGGTACAGTTAAGTTAGTCGTCTTAAATAGCGACTACAAACCGGCAGCAGATGAACTGATTAAGGAAGTAGAGAACGTTATGGACCCTGCACCGAAAGGCAAAGGCTATGGACTCGCTCCTATTGGTCATACTGTAACAATCGAAAAGGCCGAACCTGTAACTGTCAACTACCGAATTGAAGTAACTATGATGAGCGGTCATACAATTAACGAAATCCAAACTCTTGCAGAAAACGCTATTAAGCAACGATTACTTATTCGTGCTAAAGAATGGTGTAATCAAGACGAGAAGGATCATGTTATTCTTCGGTCTAGCCTGGTAACAGCTTTGATGGTTGAACTTCCTAACGTTCTTGATGTGGGTAGAATTACCGTAAACGGTGCCTCTATATCAAAACTAGAATTAAAGGATAATCAAATCCCAGTATTAGGGACGATTACTTTGGTGGCAGTATGATTACAGATTTCGGCATTTTTAGGCGAGATATTGATATCTCACAATTCGCCGTTCCGTTAACTCGAGATTCTCGGGATATTCAAGAAGTGTATCGAGTGGAGTCGGCTGAATTACAACTACTATGGGATATCATGCTAGATATCTTTAAAGAAGAATACATCTATACCGCCGCAGATTACGGGCTTGAAGCATGGGAACAAATATTAGGCATCAATCCTCCGGATTTGACAGACACAGAGGGGCGCAGAAGTGAAATACTATCGGTATTAATCGGACAGCGTCCTTTTACTATGCCAAAAGTACAAGAAATGCTCAATTTTAAATTCGGTAATCACGTAGTAGAGCACTCTGTTGTATCTGATAGGTATGAGTACTGGCTGGATGTAGTAGATGGGTTTGAAACACAACTCAACAATATCATCGATTATGTTGAGCCTTTAATTCCTAAGAACTTAATCATCAAAACTAAAAGCACTACAAACCTTAACGGCGAAATATATATCGGTGCTATCTCCGATGTATATGAATCCTTCCATGTCGGGGCGGCATTAGATAAGTTTGACTTTAAAGTAGGCTCTGACATTAATATAGGCATGAGCTTCGACGTATTAGAAACAATTAAAGTATAAGGAGAACACATGGCTTCTATTTATCCAAATACACGATTAACCAATTATGGCCGTGAGTTAATCGCAAGATCGCAAGCAACTGGTAAGAAGTTGCAATACATTAAGCTGGTTACGGGCGACGGTCAGCTCGATAATCAGAATATCGATACCATGACCTCTGTAATAGCTCCAAAATTGGAGTGCCCGTTTACCTCTAATGGTGAATTCGTAGGAGACGGCCAATTTAGAATTGAATTTGCAGTAGGCAATAGTACGGTAACTAATGGATTCTTTGCTAGGGAATTAGGCGTATATGCTAATTTAGAAGGTGAATCTGATTCCGCTGCTAGATTAATTGCATATAGTAATGGCGGTAACTACGCATCCTATATCCCGTCTAAGGAGACACCGATTAATTCTAAAGTATTCTCCTTAGATGTTGTAATTGGCAACTCCACGAATGTAACAGTTAAAAAGATTGATGAGGCGTATCTGACTAGAGGTGCATTAGAAGCCCATAGCCGTGATACAAGTGCGCACGCTCCTATCACAGACCAAATTAAAGCAATCCTCGGCAGTGCTAACTGGAAAGACTCCCCAGCAAGTACGCTTGTTACAATTAAAAACTTATTAGGCCAAGGTGCTATCGTGGCGTCTAAGCTCGATGCTAATGCGGGCTTTGTTAAATTTGCTAATGGTTTCACTATCCAGTGGGGAATTGGCGGTCAAGATAATGTCGTAAAAACGGAAGTAACATTCCCTATTAGATTTACAAGATTATTTATGGCAAATGCGATTGATGCATATTGGAGTGGGTCAGATACACCAAGATATTTTGCAAACTCTGCAAGCGAAAGCAACAATACAAAAGCTGTATTTGTGGCAAGTGATAGATATGCTGCATCCTATTACTGGTTCGCACTAGGGATTATCTAGTTACCTATGATAATGAACATAATCTGATCACCGACACCTTGTTGTCCTCTGTAGTCACTATCCTTATATGTTAGCTGATTTCTAGAAGTAGATAGAATGATTTCAGAAAATGAATAGTCACCGTTATATCTTGCGGTAGAAACGGCGATAGTCTTGTTGCTGAACTCTACCGGGTAGCGCACAGTCCAAGGCTTAGGCTGATTATAGGCATTAAATAATACCCACTGGATATTAAGCCTTCCCCACGCACAGCCACGTGAAGTTACCAGCGTTACCTCTATTCGCTAAGAAGCGAATAGTCGTTCTATTTCCGCTTGTGGAATAGCCACTATTCCAAGATACAAAGAATTCATCACCTCTAGTTGTTGTCGTGCTTGCGGAGTCGTCGGTACATAATGCGACCAATACGTTACACGCAATAGGCAACGTTACATCACAATAAGTATTTTGGTAATTAAACCAAGTTAAGCCCCACTGGGGAGTTACTTTAATAATTCTATCGTTTTACGTAATTCACGAATAGTTTTATGCGTGTATACCCTGGTAGTGATATCACCTTGTTTATGGCCTAGTAAGGAACGTAACGCGTTAGGTGGCGCAACCGCATCAAGTAGACTTGCGAATGTGTGCCTGGTATCGTGGATAGTATGCTTACAGTTAAGCTGCTTCATAATATCCTGGAAATGCTTACGGAATGATGTGTAGCTGATAGTGAATAGGTAATTACTAGTATGTAGTTGCTCTATTATAGGCATGATGCGGTGATGAATGGGAATAATACGACCTTCACCGGCTTTTGTTTTAGCGCGTCTTACGATGAGGTATGATGATCGTCTATTGATATCTTGCCTGCGTAAATTAAGTAGCTCGCCGATGCGTAGTCCGGTGTAAAGCAGTATTAAAATCATGCGAGAGTAAGATGTATCTATCGCCCATAATTTGTTGATTTGTTGGCGTGTAAATACTTTTCTCCTAATCGTTGGTATATTAGGGCCTAGGGTTAAGTGCAAGGCGTAATTAGTGATAGGATAATCTTGTATAATAGCGTAATTAAATAATTGATTAAGTAGTGTACGGACTTTCTTACAAGATGAGTAGGAAAGTCCTTTTACGTGCATGGAATTAATCACATTTTGAAGGTGCTGAAAATGAATATCCGTGATAGGCATATCCGCTATGTTGGATATGTGTTTAAAAGCAATGCGATAAGACTTAACAGCGCTATCAGAAATAGACTGAGAGTGAATAGGCAACCACTCGTTAAATAGTTGCTTTAATGTAATGGTATTGCGTTGTCTACGTTTTAGCATAACAGCGTAACGGCGCATAATTTCACCTCCGAAAGGATACGACTATGAATCAATATGTATTTGTGTTAAACGAAATGGGCGAACGAATTACGTCCTATGTTGATAATACAGTAACGCAAGAGCAGTTGTTAGCAACTGCAAAACAAGAATGGCCAGATGCAGCAGATTATATTTACTCTGCAGATGGCGATAGCATGCTAGATGAATTTATGAAAGGTAAATTCTATATAGACGGCAAATTCGTTGCGCCTGATCCGTATGTTCCTACAAAGGAAGATAAGATTAACGCAATCAAATCTGAATACGAGCCACGTTTCAAATCATTGGAAGAGGCTCAACGCCGATTGTTATTAATGGGCAAACCTACTACAGCCATTAGCGCTCAATATATTAAATTAAATGACGAAATGGTAATACGTATTAAGGAGGTGCGGTAATATGCCTAAATTTATCGGAGAAAGTAAAGTACCTGTTATGGAATTCTGTGAGTACTGCTGGGAAGTGCTTAACGAAGACGGAACATGCCCAACAGAGGGCTGTGTCCATAATGATTTAATGGACGAGGTAATCAAAGATGAAACTTCCGGTACTACACAACCTTAATGCAATTAAAGGTGAAGCAATTTCTATTAATATCGGCTATAACAACCTTGTTGATGATGGCAGCTTGTTTGCATGTGTTCGTAAATATGCTGATAGTGAAGAATATAAGGCGAAGTTTAGTATCGATGTATCTACCGATAATTTAGAGGATGATGAGCTTTGTAAAATCACTCTATCCTTAGATACTGGAACTCTAGATGTAGGTAAATACCAATGGGATTTATTCTTATGGAGTGGAGACCACCCTATTAAATGTCTAGTTAAAGGGCAACTTAATATAATTCAAGGTATTAGTAATAGGGGGAAATAATGAACGATGTAAACATTCACATTAATGAAGATAAAGAACGAATTAAAGTTAAAGACAATCTTCAAATAGTTAAACTGCAAGGACCAAAAGGCGACCCTGGGCCACCTGGTGAACAAGGACTGCCTGGAGTTCAAGGACCACCTGGTCCTCCAGGTCCTCCAGGTGAACCTGGTAAGAATGGCGTTGATGGTGTAAACGGCGAGCGAGGTATTCAAGGGCCACCAGGACCTCCTGGTAAAGACGGAATTAACGGAGCGAAAGGTGAACAAGGCTTGCAAGGTCCTCCTGGGCCACCAGGAAGAGACGGAGCTAAAGGTGAACAAGGAATTCCTGGACCAAAAGGGGAACCATTTAAATATTCCGATTTTACTGCGGAACAATTAGCATTACTTAAAGGACCTAAAGGTGAACAAGGCCCTCCTGGACCTCCTGGTACTGGTGCTAATGTAGACCTTAGTGGATATACAACAAAGACGGATGCTGATAATCTTTATTTAAAGAAAGTCGATTTGAGAAGCTATCTAGCAATGTTATGCGACCCCAAGTATGCATACAAAACAGAGTTAGATAGTTATTTACGAAGAACCGATGCTGAAAACAAATATAGCAAAAAGACTGAATTAGATAACTATGTTAAGAAAACGGAAATTAATCAGTATACCTCGGCATCAAGTGCACAGCTTACACCTGAACAAATTGAGAAATTAAAAGGACCTAAAGGCGAGCCGTTTAGATATAGCGACTTTACACAAGACCAACTTAATGCACTTAAAGGGCCAAAGGGTGATAAAGGCGAACCATTTAGATATTCTGATTTTACGGCAGAACAATTACTGGCTTTAAGAGGGCCTAAAGGCGACCCTGGAAGCGGTGGTGGACAAGTAACTTCGCAACCGATCGAATTATATGAAGTTGTATGGGGTACTGCTAAGGCTGGTGCATATGGTGCGGATAGAGGATATTTAGCGTTCGACCCCTTAACTGGCTGGGGATACTTGCATTTTGATTTTATATTGACTAACCCTTCTGGCAATGGGGGTATGGTTGCACAACTCCCACCAAATGCACCAGTCGCAGTACGACTAATAGAAAAAAGCGTTAATGTAAATAACAATAGCGTTTATGTTGAGCGAAATAGCCGTATAATTAAAGCCTGGGGTGTACCGGCGAACACTCGTTATATTATTGATATTATCGGTTATTGGAGAAAGGGGTAATAGATGTGGACTTGGCAATTTGAGCTGAATGACATCTTAACAACACTCACAATAGTGGGTGTTGTTGCAGGTGCAGGATATAGATTGTTGATTATTCCGTTGCTACAACAATTAGACTCACAACGGATGCAAGACAATCTTATTTTTCAAGAAAAATGGGGTGTGCTAACTGATACGCTAAAAGATTTAAAGGACGAAATTAAATTATCACGTGCAGAACGAATTAAAGCTGAAAGCAAGCAAGTGTTGTTGTCAGCAAAAGTAGAAGCCTTAGAAGTACGTGTTGATGATATTAAGGAGGAGTTACATGAACATACCACCAAATCTCATCAACGCCGTTAAAAAATCATATCAGTCTGTAAGGGTGGCTAACTTCCACCCTACAGGTATATTAGCCACACGGGCACTAGTATTTATTATGCTAGTGCCTATTTTATTGGTGGTTACTCAATATGTTACGTCCTTTATTAGCGGGTATGTGTCAGACGATGCAAACAAGCTGATTAACGTAGGCGTCAATATTATTGACCACATATTCATACCTAGTGTCTTAACGGCTATTGTAGGGTTCTTAGGCCTTTGGATAGACCGAAATAACAATGGTATTCCGGATAGATTAGAAGAGGAGGATAAACGATGAAAGTATTTATTAATCCAGGACATGATATTAATTTAGATAGTGGGGCAGTTAACCCGGTATATGGGACACGTGAATGTGATGTGGCCCGTGATGCGGGCAAAATGTTAGCTCGCTATTTGGAAACAGCAGGATGTGAAGTGCGTACTCTTCAAGATGATGATTTAGGTCTAGTATGTTCTGAATCTGATTCTTGGGGAGCGGATATATTTGTATCTCTACACTGTAATGCGTTTAACACGGAAGCTCGAGGAACTGAAACACTGTATAAGTCCTTTAATGGCCAACGATTGGCGAATGATATTCAAAGCCAAATCATCCGCAGCATTAATACTGTAGACCGTGGCGTTAAGAAACGCGACGACCTTTGGGTACTAAATGGTACGGATGCAACTGCAGTATTAGTTGAAATGGCATTCATTGATAACGAAGAAGATCATACTATGCTGACTAATGATTTAGATACTATTGTCCGTGCTATTGCTAGGGGGATTACTGACTACGCAGGAGGGGTATGATGTATGACAAAATCAAAATTTTACTTAATAGCCTTAGTTACCGCCATGCTGTTATCGGTGGTATTGTGCTCCTCTCCGTCTTTTGCTGCTGGTACATCTTCCACGAGCCAAGTGGAAGCAACAATCACGATTCCCTTAACACAGTGGAACGAATTGAAAAGCAACAACGAGAAAGCCTTGAGCTTAATCGAGACATCCAGTCTTCCATTGACCGAAGCGCAGAGCTTAGTCATGAAGCAAAGGGAAGAGTTGAACGAAGCACACAATACAATATCGACATTGGAAACAGAATTGATGAAAGCCAAAATGCTATCCATGAAGCAAGAGGTTACCTTGTCAGAAATGCAGAACTCATTGACCGAATTGAAAGGGCAAATCGACAACGACAAGAGAACAATCAAACGACTACGGATGCAGCGCAACCTATCTCAGATGGTGGGAGCGGGAGCAGTAATCGGAGTAGTGATTCATCGGTAAAGAGGTGATCCAATTATCTCCCTAGCCTTGCGAGGGTGGACGTAAGGCAAGCCCCAGGTAAATACTACCTGGGGCTTTTTGTGTTTGACATCATTTTGACATCATTTTATTAAAAAATATGTAGAAATATAGGCAAATAAGAAAGTATAAAATACAGTAAAATACTGTATTTGTAGGGTTTGTCAGCAGTATATAAGTAAACTCTTAATCAGGGTGTCCAGGGTTCGAACCCCTGGTGGTCCACCATATAAACCCGCACAGTAGTGTGGGTTTTTCTTATTATTGCCTTTATATTATCTGTATATAATCTATTAGTAATATTAGGAGTACTGAA